GTGTAAACCGCAAGGGCCTCGGTATTCGTGTAACCGACCGGCGGAATGTCAAAGACGATGTAGTTACTCATCGAAACTTTGGTATTCTGAGCCGGAAGGAACGGATCCGAGGTGATCTTCGAATGGTCAACCCGAAGAACTCGGCGAGACCTCCGCCCGTAGGTGGAGGAAGCGCTGAGCTTAATCAGCCCATCCGCACTAGTGTACTCACTCGCGTTTGCCTGGACGGAAGTCCTAGGCAGCGGCGTAGTGACCGCACTGATTGTGATGGACTGAGGGTCTGAAAACGCCATAGGCGTGCTCCTTCTCTGGTAGCTTTCGGGCTACCTGGTGTTTTGACAGCAGTGAATAACTGCCTAGGAACTCCGGGAAATACCGAGAGCACCCAGGATGGCCAGTTGGACGGCACTAAGTCCGTTCCAAATAAGGCCAAAACCAAAGGGGTTTGCCCTCTTCCGCAATTTCGTCTCTGTGACGAGTACGAGAGGAGGACATGACGGAACTGATTTACTACCAGTTCCGTACATGTGGTAGGTATCCTTAACGATGGTATGTTCCATCAGATATCCATACCGCATAACCAGACCATCGGTTGCCCAGTCACTAAGATTGGAGACAACGTCTCCAGTGTTAGAAAACCAGTCGACAGTCCAGCTCCAGGGGGCGAGATTCCAGAGAGTATCTGGCGTCAGTGAAATGCCAAGAAGTTTCTTGGCCTCCAGTGCATACCGACCCATAGCCGAACGAGCGTTACCGCCCGTCGGCATGTGGTAAGTAAAGCAACCGGAGAACCACTGATTGCGTAGAGTCTCACGTCTACGAAGCACGACCCCTGCAGGTGCACCAGCATAGAAGCTAGAATACCCGGGCTGTAACAACACCCGGGCGTTTCCGGCCCATATGATTTCGGTGACGCTGCGTTGGGTAGGGAAGCGGTAGGTTCGCCTAACAGGCCTTCCGTTATCACGCTCATATTGGCTTAAAACCTTGTGAGCATGATTGACGGCGTATGAAAACTTACGCACGTCGTTTACGAGAGGCTGCCAGCCAAACTGGACGTTGAGATACTCACCCGCGGCTTCTTGAGCCCGGCGAGTTCTCGCTTTCCAAGTTCGGTGCCCTGCGATAGCAGGGAGACCGTCCTTGAGAAGCTCGCCCAGAAAGACTGAGGCGTCTGCCACTGAGTTGGTCGGTTTACACCTGGAAATCGCTGTCGCTCCTATCTTATTGAGCTCCGAAGTGGAGGTCTCCAAGGTAGGAGGATATGACAGCGTTACAGGGTTAACCGGGGTGATCGGACCGGTGTAAACATCGGTAGTGATCTGGTCGGCGTCTTCTGATATCACGTGAAAAGTACCGCTGCCAAATTTGGCAACGTACTGACGCGTAGTATAGAATTCGCCTCCCACATCCCCAAGCTGAGATTTATCTCGGCTATTGAAAGGATGACCCTCCGACACAGTTGTCTGTGTCCCCTTGAGTTTCCCCCATTGCACGTTCGAACTAGATTTAAAAGTCTGACCTCGTGAGAGGCCAGTCTTAATATAGTTCGATGACGTCACATTACCTCTACCGAAATCGGTATCGGTACTGCGACTACGTGTTTTGGGAGGACTCAAGAACTACCCAGCTCCTTTGGTATTTGAACACATGTTTTAACATGTGGGTGTCATGCACTGCGTCGGCCACTCCCTCTCGG